AGCTACAAAGTTAGCAGCCATTTTAGCATTAATCGTAGTAGTGTCAGTAGCATCTAACCATAGTTGCAACCCTGATATATTAGAAGGAGCAAATACACCTAAACCTCTAGTTCTCTTACCTAATACACCAAGATTCCTGAACAACATACTTAATCGTTTCTTAAAATTACACTACCACTAGTTAAAGCTATACTTTTGAAAACCTCTCTTTTAGGTGTTAATACAACCCCTTGCGAAAGTGTTTTACTTGCGATATTCCATTCAGTCATTACGTCTACCGCTCCCGTTTCAGTCAATACACTAATTACTGTGTCAGCGTTCATTTCGACTGCGTACCAATCCCCTGTTAAAGTAGCTGTTGAGTCATAATACTGACCTCCATTTAACCCTACTAATTTATTATTTGTTACCATATTTATTTATTTAATCTTTAATATATTCAAAAGTTATCCAGCCCCTGTTATATGCGGTTGAATCAAAAAAGCTGCTGTCAAAAAAAGCTGCTGTAAACCGTTCTATTTTTATACCTAAAAAGTCAAAATATTGTATCGCTCCAGAAGTTACGCCTGTGTCAGTAGTATATGCTAAATCTAAAGGATAATATGTGCTGTCTAAGTCATCCCTTATAATTACAGATATAGATTTTATTGTTTTCCATTCCGTAGCGCTAAGATTATGCAAAGGTGTAACCGAAATAGTTGTGTCCATGTTCCAGTCACCAATATTAACTGTTTTAGTTGTATATGAGTTTCCTGTACTAACAACCGTTTGCATCTCATTCCACCCCGTTGTGCTTGTGTCGTAAGTGTACCAAACATCAGCAGAAGTATCAAAACATAATTGACCTTCACTTGGTTGTATAAAACCATAACTAGAAGTGTCAGCGTAATAACGAACCCAATCGTATTGATTAACATCTACGCCCCATTCAGCTTGAACAGCGGTAGTATCTCCGTTACCTATGTAAATAGCACCATCAACACCAGTTAGTGAAGTATCGAAACTTGTAAAAATACCAGCGGGTAAAACAGGCATTAAATCCCAATCTAAAGTGCCTAATTCATTTTTCCAACATACCGTACCGCTTAAAGCGTCTTCAAAATCTCTCGGTAAAGGTCGTTGATAAACTCCGTTAACTGTATTCGGCAAATTGCCTGTCATGTTTTCAGCCGCCATTATACAATAAACATTCCTTTGTTATTAAATCTATCCGACTTTGGTTTAAAAAGTGGATATTTAGTACTATCTGAATCTCTTTGCTCTTCGATAAACTCCTCTAAATCTTTCTTCCATCTTTCCGCCATTGATAAATAGTTTTGTCTAAGGCTTGAAGCTTCTGAATTACTAGCTGCTATACTTGTTTCACTTTGGCTAATCATAACCCCTTTAGAAGTGATATTAACACGTATAGAAGGAAAAGCGTCATAAACTATATAATAACTCAACATTGGTTTAATCCAATCGGTTAATAAAGCAGAATTATCAGCGGTTAACGAACTTGCCGCTACTTGTGTTTGAATCTCATTATAGTAGTCAGTAGATAAAAAAGGCCTTAAGTAATGACGTTGAGAGGGTAAAATATAATCCTCTAAAAGTGCGTCATCAAAAGTAGCGGTTTTCAAAGCATTATCTTCTACCTCAGCTACTGTAATTATTTTAGTCGTTGTCGCCATCTTCTTCTATTATTGGTTCAACAATTTCTTCTTCTTCGATAGGTTCATAACCTAAAACAGCTCTTTGTTCGTTTCTGTCTAACACCTGAGAAACAACAATTCTATCTTCAATGCCTACTGGCGGTTCGTTAATCACATCAAGTTCAGTATCAAACCCTATGATCTCAAGTATCATATTCAAACCCCTTAGCATTGGTTGTTGATAATCAGGTCGAACCACGTTATTCATTACAATTCGCCATTGGTTAATGATTTCTTGATTACCACCTAAACCACCAGTTGTAACAATTCCAGCTAATTGTGGAAACCATCTATGACCCTCAATTATTCCTTTCTTTGCACTTTCTTCTAATGCTGTAAACTCCCCCTCTTTACCACTTGTAAACTCTGTTATCTGAGCTGCTTGTGTCGGATCGTCTAATAATTGAAATAAAGGTTCACCACTATTTTTAGCACCTGAATATTTATCCTTTAATTTGTCAATGTATTGCTTGTCGGTTAATCCTTCAGGCGGTTCACCAAATAAAGAAACAATAGAACTAGGAAAAAACCCATTTTCTAAACGTGTTAAATTATAAGTATCGGCTTGATATTCAATATCAGCATCCTTTAAGGTAGCAACATAGTCAGGTAGCCCATAGTAATCATACTCTGGAGTCCTACGCTTTAAATGAATAATAAATCTTGTTTGTTTGGTGTCTTTTTTCTTATCCCATAATTCAACCTCAGTTGGCATAGGATGCTCACCACTTGTGTTGCTATCTTTTATATCTCGCCAAAACGAACTAATAAATGCTCTATCTTGTGTTTTGTTTATTCTTACTTTAGTAGTGTCGTGAACGTATATATTAGAAACGATCTTTGTAGTGCCTCTAACGGGTTGTTTTGATACTTCTATATAAACATTACCAAAAGTAATCCAATTAAAACACATATCCTTAAACACGTCTTTAAGGCTTTGCATATCGTTGTTGCATTCCTTAATAAACATTTTAAGGGCATCGTCGGGAGTTTCAATTGCTTCTTCGTTTTTAAAGTAAGTCCATTCAGCACCAATAGAGTAATTAACCTTTGAATTAATTATAGCAGCGGTAGTTGCAGAACGCCTATAACGTAAAGCCAAATCATTTACGTAAACATTAGAAGTGTCTTTAAAGAAAGGCACCCACTTTGTTTGCTGTTGGGTTATTCCTTTTTTCTCTTGTGTTGGTTCAGGGTTAGTAGACTGAATCGAACTAGCTTTGATGCTATTTTTTTTAATTTCAGCCTTCATTAACTATCACAAATTTATTACCTTTTAAATATAATGCTTTTAGCTTTGATTGACTTAAATCTTTTAACACTGTAACACCGCTTTTATCACAATGAACTTTACCTATAAAGGTCGGGTCAAGTGAATAAATAGTTTTTTGCTTTGCCATAATACAAAAGTACAAAATAAAACAATTGTATTTAATTAAAATTTTGTTATGTAAAATAAAAAAGCCTATTCAAATTAATGAATAGGCTCTTAAAATTATTTAGTTAATACTAACTACCGAAATTCACAGTACCTGAAGCATTAGAAACTACCGTACCTACTAATTCTCTGATCAATTCAGCATGACGAGCAACAATTGTAAAAGTCAAAGAGTTATCGCCATCTAAAGCTCCCTCAATTATTCCGTTTACATTTGGTTTTCCAGCCGCATCAACTCCTATGATATTATCCCACCCAATAACGAAAGCTCTTTTATAAGTGCCTACTTTATTAGTTGTTTCGAATATACATACAAGTTTTCTTGCATCAATCAAATCTTGCATTCTTTGAAGCTTTGCCTTATCCATTCCAGATATCTTAGCTTCAATTGTGTTAGTGAATGTCGAAGTACCATTTTCATTGGCACCCTCCATATTAAACGACTTCGTGTCTACCTCTGCTTCATATTCATACCACACATTAGCGGTTGAATCCATTGTAACAGCGGAATAAGACATTGCAGTCGTATCAGCGGTGAAGGAAGTAATATTACAAGCCTCAGACAAGAATAATCTTGAAAGACCTGCTCTATTGCTTTCTGCACATAATAGCGTTAAATCTGCGCTTAATCCCATTTTATTTATATGTTTTAAAAAAGGGAGTTTTTACGCTCCCTTTCAAGTTAATTAATATGCTAAAGCAACCAATGTTGGATGAATAAACTGAACACCAAGTTTAAACTTAGCAATCACTTTCATCAATTCAGAATCGTCATCATTGTAACGAATTTTGAACTCAGAAGAAGGAGATTGTACATCTGTACCAACTACGATATTGTCAGCAGCTGTATAAACGATCAAGTTAGAACCAATTGATAAACCTGAACCAGTGTAATGTGGGTTAGTCGCATCAGCCAAAGTAGCATCCCATTCAGGAACAACAACAACCTCAATACCTCTAAAAGATAAATTACCACCTTCGATAAGTCTTAAAAGACCAGTAGAAGAATTTAAATCTTCGTAAGTATCCATCAAGTTGTCAGCAACTGTGTTAGTCACGTAAAACTTTTTGTTTGGATTTGGTACGCTTCTCAAATCAACGTGTTGTGCTGCATAAAGTTGTTTCATTAATCCGTAAGAACCGTCAGAAGCTAAAGCATCTCCAGTCTCAAAAGCAGTACCATCAGCATCTACAAATCTTGTAGCTCCAATAGAAGCAGAAGCATCTAAGAACAAAGAAATAAGACCATCAAACTGGTTAAAGTCAGAATCAGCATCATTAGCATCAGAAAACCATGCCATTCTGTGAATATCAGAAGCCATACCTTTCATAAATTGTCTTTTAACAACTTGGTCAATAATTGTACCGCTCATATCGTCAATCATTACACCACTTTTCATTTCTTCGTAGAAAATAGTGTCTGCAAATTGCTCAACACAAAGCTCAACATTTGCTTTGATTTTCTCAGTTGAAAGAACTTTATCAGTAATTGTTAAAGTACCACCAGCAGCAGTAAATCCACAACCTGTGTATTTTCTTAAAATTTTAGTTAATGTTCCAGGAACATAAAGGTTTGTTTTATCTACCGTAGATATAACTCTATAAAGCGACTCAATCGCTGGAACTTCCTCTTGTGGAGTATAAAAAAGTTCTCTTACTAATTCTCTACCCGCGTAAGTGTGAGTGAAAGAAGTTGAAACTACATTTGCCATAATTATCTTGTTTGACGT